GTTTGTTTTTTACTTTTATTGAAATATTAGAACACATAAAATCTTTAAATCCAAATGTATTATTTCTTCAGGAAAACGTAGGTAGTGCTTCTAAATTGGATGTTGGTATTATGTCGAGAGCATTAGGTGTTTATCCTGTTAGAATTAATTCGAGTTTATTAACTGCTCAAAAAAGAGATCGATATTATTGGACTAATATTAAAACAAAGGAAACGATGTTTGATATTGTAACAGATATTCCTCAACCAAATGATAAGAAAATATTTTTAAAAGATATAATTTATTTTCAAAGTGATAATAAATATTTAAGTGAGCAACAAATTAACAAAGGAATTTTAAAAAATCAAGCTAAAATATATCACACAGGTATTTCAATGGGCGCTGTTAATTTTCCAACCAATATAAATGGAAAATCAAAAGCATTATTAACTTTTAATATTTTAGGATCGAGAGAAACAAATCACATTAAAGATGATTTTGGAATTAGAATTTTAAATAAAATTGAAATGTGTCGTTTGCAAGGTTTTCCTGATGATTATTGCGATATACTTTCAACTGCAAAAGCAGGTAGTTTACTTGGTGATGGATGGACTTTACCTATAATAGAGCATATTTTTAGCTTTATAAATAAATGTTAATAACTTATTAATAAATTTGAACAATGGAAAACTTGACAATTAAAAATCATTTACAAGAATTAAAAGTAAGCACATCAAGAATGTTAGTTTACAATTCCGATAATAGCGAGTTGTTATCTTACTTTAAAGACGTTGTATTTAAAATAGATATGATAGAACAATTATTGCAGATTGATTCTGTTATTGATTGGAATGCTATCGAAGGTGCTTACAAATCAATTCTAAATTTAGATAGTGAATTAACAAACGTTGAAATAAATATTGCTTTAAAACCGGCAAAAGAAAAAAAGGTTGGAAAAATAACTGCTAAACTATATTAGTTATGAAAGTAACAGATAAAATAACAATAACAAACGAAGATAATATGTTATTGATGGCAAGATACCCTGATAATTATTTTGATTTAGCAATAGTTGACCCGCCTTATGGAATTGCAAGATTTGGTAATAGGGTAGAGTTATCAAATAGATTATGTAAATCAGCTAAATTAAATGAATGGGATATTAAACCAACTGAAGAATATTTTAATGAATTATTTAGAATATCAAAATTTCAGATTATTTGGGGTGCTAATAACTTTATTTTACCAACTACAGAATATTTTTTAATTTGGAATAAAAAACAAACTGTTGAAAATTTTGCATCAGCAGAGTATGCTTGGACTAATGTAAAAAAACCTGCTCAAATATTTGATTACTCAATACATAAAACAATGGCAGACAGAAAAGAAGAAGGTGGTAAAATACACCCAACACAAAAACCTGTAGCACTTTATAAATGGTTACTTGATAAATACACAAAGCAAGGCGACAAAATACTTGATACACATTTAGGTTCAGGAAGTATTGCGATAGCTTGTCACGATTACGGATTTGAACTTACCGCTTGTGAATTAGATAAAGAGTATTACGATAAAGCAATAGAGCGTATTAGTAATCACGTAGCACAACAAAAACTATTTTAAATATGATTTACATTTTATTAGCATTAATAGGTATTCTTTTAATTTGGGCAGACCAAACAGGAAAAGAAATTCAAATAGCATCAATACAAGGTTTTATGGTAGGTGTTCTTTATGATTGTGACGAACAAGACGAAGAAAAATATTATACTATTCAAATCCTTTTAGGTGTTTTGTCAATTAACATATATTGGTAAATGGAAATATTAGAACGAGTTGCAAAGTATCACAAAGATTGGGTAGAACTTGCTGAAGTGTTTGACAAAGATTTTGCAGAAGACATAGTACAAGAAATGTACCTGCTACTGCATAAATACAAAGTTACCGATCAACAAATGTTTACTAACGACAAACCAAATCGTGGTTATGTTTTTATAATAATTAGAAACATACATTTTCAACTTCATAATATTAGAAAGCGTATTGATAAATGCGAATTAAACGAAGAAATTTATAATCTAATAGACGATTACAACGAAGAACAAGAATTAGAATGGGATAGTTTTAGAATAAAAGCTGAAGATGAGGTTAATTCTTGGGAATGGTACGATAAAAAGCTATTTACTTTATACCGAGATAATAAAACATCAATACGCAAATTAGCAAAAGAAACAGGAATATCATTTGTAAGTATATTTCACACATTAAAAGCTAACAAACAAAAACTTAAAAGATTATTACAAGACGATTACGATAACTTAAAACTTTAAAAAAATGGCAAGACAAAGAAAATCAAAAGGACTTGGTGATACAATAGAAAAAATCACTGAAGCAACAGGAATTAAAACAGTAGTAGAAGCAATTTCGGAAGCTACAGGAATCGACTGCGGTTGTGGTGAACGTAAAGACTTACTAAACAAATTGTTTCCTTACAAACAAGCTGAATGTTTAACCGATGAAGATAACGAATGGTTAACTAATTTCTTTTCGATAACTAATAATCAGTTAACACCGAAGCAACAAAACAAGGTTACTGAAATTTATAAGAATGTATTTAACGAAAAAATACAACCTTCAAATTGTGGTTCTTGTTGGAGAGATAAAATAAACGATCTTAAAAGAGTTTACGACACGCAAAATGCAAGTAAATAAACAGAATAGATTTGAAGTAACATTTGACAAATCAAAATTCAGCTTATTAAACAAAGACAGAAAGATTTCGTGGTTGTTTAGAAGTTCTGAAGTTGGAAAATGTGCAAAGATATTCGATGACTATTATAATTCCGAACAAGTATTAACTCCAAAAGGTTGGTTCTTGTTTTATAAATCAGTAATGGGTGTTGACATACTAAAAGAAGTTTCTAATAAAATAATGGAAATAACAAAATTAGATGAAGACACCTGTTTTCAATATACAAAGTTTAGAGTACTTGGCCAAACTTGGAATGGTATGTTAAACGAAATAGATTTAATCAATGAACTAAAACAAGAATTTCCAAACATTGAATTTAGAAAAGCTGATTATAATTTAGATGAAAACTATTTTACTGATTGGGAAGCGTATAGTAATGGGAAGTTATTTTTAGGTTTACAAATTAAACCAATAACGTATCAGTATATGAATACTCAATATCAGAATCAAGCCAAGTTAAATCACGAAGCACAAAGACAAAAGTATAAAGATGAATTTAAAGTCCCGCATTTTTTAATATATTACGAAAACAATAAATTGCAAGACAAACAAAAAGTAATAGATAGAATAAACACATTATTAATAAATTTAATAGAAGTTAGATGAGTGCAATAGAAAACCCAATACAATTAGAATATTTAAAGCAAGTGATACTTTCACAACTGCTTTTAGAATGCAACGAAAATTTACGCTTTACAATACAATATAAACAACAAATTAAGAATAGAATAAATAACCTAAACAAAGACTTGGAAAGTGTCGTACATAAAGAATACACAAGTATTTATAAAACCGATCCTGAAATGACTACAAACATTTTAAGTAAGATTGAAAGTTTGGTTACTAAATTAAGTACTTCAACACTTGATGAATTAATTATGATTGACGCAATAATTGAAAAGTACAACGATAACAAAGAATGGTTTAAAGAATACGCTGAAGCTGAATTTTTAAAAATAAACTAATGAGCAAGATAACACCAATGCATTATATGACAGATTCAAGGATTGACGTCATAGACTTTTGTAAAATGTACGATATGAATTTTAATCGTGGAAATATAGTTAAGTATTTAGCACGAGCAGGTAAAAAAGATAACGAACTTGATGATTTACGAAAGGCATTAAACTACTTGATGCGGGAAATAGAACACCACGAAAAATTACAAGAACAATGGATTGAAAACAATAAGTAGGGTAACACCTACTTTTTTTTTGTTAAAGTTTTGTTAAAATGTTAATAAGTAAAAAATAAGTTATATATTTGTTGAAACAATTAAAAACAAGTATATGGAAACATTTAAGTATCGTAATCAAGAAATACAAGTTGATTACTACACAGTAGAAGTAAAAGGCGACCAAGTGCCTGATGTTATTATTGGTTCAGTATTTTATGAAGGTACTGATATAACAATGATACTATCACAAAAAGACGAACAAGAAATATTAGAAACAATTTACGATAAACTAAACAACTAATGAAAACAGAAATTATAAATGATTTAGATATCTTAATTCAATTAAGCAAAGATTTAGATAACGCATATATGAAAAACAAATTGCGTAATATTAAAAAGCTATTATTAGAAGAATGGAACGAATCAGATTTGTATCAAGAACAAATAAAAGAAGTTTTAAGATACGATGAAACAATGAACAATTTAAACAACATAAAAATAAGATAATATGATAACAACATTTGATAACAAACAATGGACTAAAGAAGAAATCCTTGCTAATATGTACGATGATAGTTTTTATTATGGTTACTTGGGGCAAAACGCATTAAGTAGTTCAAGTATTAAAACATTAATATCATCGCCTAAAACATATTACTTTACAACCAAATACGGAAGTGGTGAAACACAAGCGTTACGTGATGGTAAACTATTTCATACAATGATATTAGAACCTGAAAAGTTAGACGATATTATATTTGTAGATGCTGCAACAAAAGCAAGTAAAGAATACAAACTTGCAAAAGAAACAGGAAAAGAAGTTTACACTAAAAACGAAAAGAAAGCAGCAGAACGTTTATGCGATGCGTTATTAAGAAACGAAGCAGTAAAAGAATACTTAACAAAAGCAGAATACGAAGTACCACAAATAGCAATGATTGATGGAATACCAATAAGAGCAAAAGCAGATATATTAAAAGGCAATACTATTATTGATTTAAAAACCACAACCGGTATTAAAGACTTTCGTTATTCAGCAGATAAATACAGTTACGATTTACAAGCGTGGTTATATCGTGAAATGTTTGGAGTAGAAGACTTTGTATTTATAGCTATCGACAAAGGTAGTTTAGATATTGCTATCTTTGAATGTAGTGATGAGTTCTACGCAAAAGGTAAAGAAAAGTTTGAGCAAGGAGTTAGTAATTATAAACACTTTTTTCAAACAGAAGGAGTAGATTTAGACCAATATGTATTAAGAGGTGTATTGTAATGAATGAATTAACAAAAGATGAAGCGTTTGCTATGACGCTATACGATATAAGTCAAGGCGAAACATTAGAAACAATGCGAATGGTTTTAACAGATTACGAAGAACGTGAAGAATTTGAAGTTTGTGCAGGTATACATTTAGCAATAGAAGTATCTTCGTTTCTTACATTAACCGCAGTAGTACAAGAATTTAACCCAATAGAATTAGAATTAACATTTGACGAATTATGATAATAGAAAAAATAAAACAAGAATCAGGAATTGATGTAACAATAAAAAGCAGGAAACGTGAACAAGTAGAAATGAAAGCATTAGCATCATTCTTATTTAGACAAAAAGGATATTCTTTAATACAAATAGGAAAAGAACTAAACTTAAACCACGCAACTATAATACACCATTTGAAAATATACCCAATGATTAAACACTACAATCCAAGAGTAGAAGAATTAGAAAACTTGATCAATGGAGTTAAACCCGATTTAGTATTAGAATCATTACAATTTAAAATACAAATGAGGGACATAGAAATAAAAGAACTGAAACAAAAAATAGAACAACTACAAACAAATAAAAACATTATGCGTTTAGCTGCACTATTAGAACACGAAGACGTACAAGAAAAGTTTCAAGCATTTTTAAACATTAACGAAAAAGCAAGATATTATAAAAAATATGAGTAATCTACAAAGAATATTAAGAGTAATGAGCTTCTATTATAAAAGAGGCTGCAATAAAGAATCAGTAAACACTATTTATAAAAAAATACTAAAACAAAAATACAAATGAAACTAATATTAGAAATATACGATAACAAGTACACGGTTGAAATATCAAACGACGAACTAACTGCTTATGAGTTTTTAGAAATTATAAAAGGATTAATGCATCAAATTACATATAACAATGAAACTATTAATAAAGCTATTTTAGAATTAGCTGCCGAAGTAAATTAAAGATATGCCTGATATAACAATGTGTACCGGAAAGAATTGTGATTTAGCTTCAACCTGTTATAGATATAAAGCAGAACCAAGTGGATATTATCAAAGCTACTTTACTGAAGCGCCTATTGAAGATGATCAATGTGATTACTATTGGGAAGTAGAAGATTAACAATAAGTAAAACCTATTATTTTTAAATTGAGTATAATTAATAATAATTGCTTTTATAATTATGGAAGATAGAAGAAAAAATAATGGTGGTCATAAATCTGCAGGACGTAAACCTAAAGTAGAAGAACAAAAAGTAAATACATTATTTGTAAATGCTTTGAAACAATTATACAATACAGAAGTAGACGACGAAGCTAAAATTACTTTTGTTAAAGATACTTTGTTAAGTTCGCAACGTGGACAGTTATTTGTAGCCGAGCATATATTTGGCAAACCAAAAGAAACAATCGAAACAACGCATAACATTAACGACTTCGATATAAAAGATATATTCAAAATTGATAAGTCTAAATAACAAATATAATTTATTAGGTTCCGATAGTAGATACTTTGTAATTACAGGTGGAAGGGGAAGCGGTAAATCCTATTCCCTTAACTCTTTTTTATTATTGCTTACTTACGAAGTAGGACACGTTATATTATTTACACGTTATACTTTAACTTCTGCAAACGTTTCTATTATTCCTGAATTTATAGACAAGATAGAATCAGCTGATTTAAGCAATGATTTTTATATTACTAAAGACGAAATCATTAATTTAAAAACAGGTTCTAAAATACTCTTTAAAGGTATTAAAACAAGCAGCGGAACTCAAACTGCAAACTTGAAATCATTAGCCGGTGTTACAACTTGGGTATTAGATGAAGCAGAAGAACTAACAGATGAAGAAACATTTGAAAAGATAGACTTTAGTATAAGAACAAAAGGAATACAAAACAGAGTTATATTGGTTTTGAATCCTGCAACAAAAGAACACTTTATATACAAGAAATTCTTTGAAGATAAAGGAATACAATCAGGAAGCAATTTAATAAACGGTGATACTACATATATCCATACAACGTATTTAGATAATATAGAAAACCTTTCTGAATCTTTTATTAACCAAATAGAAAACATAAAGAATAGAAGACCTGAAAAATATAAGCATCAAATATTAGGTGGATGGTTGGATAAAGCAGAAGGAGTTATATTTAATAATTGGTCAATAGGAAAATACGAGCAGGTAGGTAAAAGTATCTTTGGTCAAGATTTTGGTTTTAGTAATGACCCGACTACATTAATAGAATGCAATATAGACGCTTCTAACAAACGAATATATATTAATGAGTGTTTCTCTTTACAAGCACTAACAACGTCTCAGATATACAATTTAAATAGGCAATACGTTAACGATGCTTTAATAGTTGCTGATAGTGCAGAACCAAGATTAATAAGTGAGTTAGCTAATTTAGGTTTAAACATAGTTCCTACAATTAAAGGACAAGGCAGCGTTACATACGGAATCAGTTTACTACAAGACTACGATTTAATAGTAACACCTGAATCAATTAACTTAATTAAAGAATTGAATAACTATTGTTGGTTGGAAAAGAAATCAAATACACCAATAGACAAACACAACCACTTGATCGATGCTTTACGTTATGCAGTAAGCTACCAATTAGAAAACCCACACAAAGGAAACTATTATATTTATTAAATGACTTACGGGGAAATCATAGCAACAATAGAATGTTACATTTATTTGGTAACGAATAACAACGTACAAATAGCTATGCCACGTAATGTAGGTGAAATAAAGAAAATGAAAGCTATGTACGAAGTAGCTAAACAAAATGTTGCTTATATGGTGCAGGTTTAAAATGTTAAACTTTTGTTAAAGTTTTAAAATAATTTTGTATTGTTAATATCTGTTGTATATTTGCGTATCAATATTTAACAAATAGAAATTATGAGAACAGTATCAGGAGTATTATCAGCATCAATAGCAATGGCAAGTAACGATTATTTAGTTCAAATAGCTTTTGCATTATTAACCTTTTATTTAATTTACCGTGAACTTAAAAGCGATAAAGAATTGTCTGAATAACGGAATAACTATTTATCCAATAGTGATAGACGATGTTTATTTTGTAGGCAAACGAAAAATCAATTACGTTAAAATAGAAATCAACGTAAATGGTGCAAAGAAATTAGGAAACGATAAATACAAACAAGACGAAACTTTAACGAATAAAGTATTTGAATTGTATGAAGTATTAAATTTAAAATTAGTTTAGAGTTAGTTTAAAGTTGGTTAAGAATTGGTAGTCAGAAATGGCTACCTTTTTTGTTTTATACAATTCCTAATTTAATTAATTTTTAAAATAAAATATGAAAGTAGATATTAATGTACCTGAATCAT